GAAAAACCAGACCGTCTGTTTTTGAGGTAGGCCATTCCATAGCAACGTCTATCTGCTTTACAAGCTTCCCAGAATATAAAGAATAATCTATTGGCTTCTCTATAATCTGGTTTCCCAACATCAATCTTGGACCACTGCAAGTACATGTAATGAGTACCAGTAATATAAGTTGCAACATCTTTGTTGTAAAACCAAAAACCCTCATCTCTGTATTCAAATTGCTGATCAATGTAATCATACCACTGTTCTTTAAAATCGACATCATATTGCTCCCAATCAAATATTGTTTTAATATTTTTAAACGAATTAGGTAATGTAGTAAACTCCCATTTGTTAGATTCAAATTTAGTTATATTTTTTTGTAATGGTAAACCAATTGCTAGGTTTTGTATTTCTATAACTTGCCCAACAGTTCCATCTTTACTTATAACAATTAAATCATGTTCTTTGTTATATCCGTACTCCCATTTATTATACCTGTTCATCCTTTTAAGAATTTTAGGCTTAATATAATCGGGTAAAATTTTATATAAATTTTGCTCGTACATTATTTAGATCTTCCTTCTGCAAAACCTTTAAAACTTTTTTCTTCTTTAACTTCTTTAGGTTTTTCGTTTAATATATCTTCTTCTTCTTGTATTCTAGTGGTTATTTCAAAAGCATCCATAATACAAAGTTTTTTTGTAGCAGCAGCGTTTTTTAAACGATCTGCAGATATATCGGGTCCAAAATCTATAATTGGCTCTTTAGCAACTTTAATTAATTCTTCAACTGCTATACGCCCAGCTTGGATTATATTCTTTTTCGTTTCCTTGACGTCCATATTTAATTACAATATCATTTGATTTCATACAGTATAATCTCTCTTTGTCTATAAGAAAATCATACTCACCGTAAGGTTTATAGCCTACAAGATCTCCCTCGTTTATTCCTAGCTCTTTTAAGACACTATTACCTATTTTTAATATACCAATAAGGTTTTGTTCTTTTTTATTCTCTAAATCATTATTGTTTTCTAGAGGTTTTATAAAACACCTGTTGTTAATTGACTTCCAGCTTGAATTATTTTTATATAAATAAACTTGATCTATAGATACAAAAAATAAATCATCTTTAAAAAAAGCTTTACCATACTGTTGTTTTCCCTTCATGTCATACCATCTTCTAAAAACATTGTGATGTATAACTATTATATCATCCACTCTTATAGGGCAAGCAAAAGCTTTTGGTGTAGCTATAACTTTAGCGTAGTTGTTAACAAACTTATGTTCTTCAACTTTAGTATTTAAAATAAGAGATTTATCATTAATTTTAACTTCGTTGTTATATGTTTCACCCAAAGGCTTTACTATAAAATCATATAAGCTGTTCATTAGTACTCTAAGTCATACTCAATAGATATAGCCATGTTAGAATTAAACTTCTTCCATGGCAATATCTCTTTGTTTTTTTTAATATAAATGTTATAAGAATTGTCAGACTCTTCATATAAAATATGAGAAATTTCATGACCACCATATACTGGCTGACCTATAGCATAATGCATTGCATCATTTTTATAGTCAGAACCAATACTGATTTTTCTTACTACATTACTCACTTTCTTTTTCTATATCCTCAAAAGATCCGTCTGCTAAATTAATATTTATAGCACCGTATTTTTCTTCTAATTCTTTTTTAGTTTCCTCAATAACTTTATTTTCTTCAGCTAACTGATGTAATAAGCTATGTTTTTGAGATTCTAAAACACCAATGTTAACTAATAAACCATTTAGTTTGTCTTGTTGTTCTTTTACTTTTTTTAATTCTTGTTCGTCTAATTTTTTAATTTCTTTACTCATTTTAATTTAATTTAATTGTTAGTGTTTATTTACTTAATTATTATTACTTATAGTTTTCCATTTTTCCGCCCCACGAGAACCAAAATAGGCTACATAAACAGTTGTAGTTAAAGTTTTTAGCAAACTAATCCACTCTTGCTCTACTGTAAAAGATAAATGTTCGTGACTGTCAACCCATATAAAAGCTATAGACATAACAGTTAGAAATATTAATGACATTGGGCGTGTGTTTTTACTAAGCCATGAATCGCTTTTCATATCGCTGTCCCAGCGTTTTGTAACCTCTTGCATCTCTAACATATCTTGCTCTAATAACTTAAGAGCAGTTTCTTTATCTTGAGGAGATATTATAATATCAGGTTCTTTACTTATTAAGTTTTTTACAAGACCTAATACGCCAGCGTCTGGTATTACACTACCTACGGTTCCAAGGATACTAGGGGCAACTTTAGTTAAAAATCGCCCAACTTTAGTATCTTTGAATTTTTTTTTAGACATTATTTTTTATTATGGTGTTTTTTAGCATGTTTCTTTTTACCAGAACCGTAAAACTCAATATCTGACAAAAGACCTCCTTTATCACCTGCTTTCATCTCGTTTAATTTTTGTTTAACAGCCCTAGGTGAGCTAGTAGATTTGCCCATAAAGTCAGTGAACTCGTTTATCATGTTTGCTCTATCTGATTTGTTTTGAGGATTGCCAGAGCTAAAACCACTATTTCTAGGAACGTTCATATAACTTCCTTTTAATGTATTACTATCTGAAAATGGTGTCATAAAAGTACTTGTTTCATAGTTTTTAACTACCGCAGTCTTAGGACCGCTTGCGGATGGCACTTTTCTTTCAGTATCTGGCAAACGTTTTGAATAATCTTTAGCCTGATATTTTTTAAAAGCTACATTTTTAGTCGGTTTAAGCGTTACTCCTTCTAATTCATTTGTAGCTCCTGATCCAATTTCTACTCCACTATGTGTATGATTAGGATCTTTTGGGTTTGGATCTGCTGCACCTAGTACTTTAGCAACTGCAGCTGCTCCTCTTGCTGCACCACTTTTTCTAGCAGCCCCCCAAGTTTGAGCATAACCCATTTTTTTAGGACCTAAATGCTCACCGCTTTCTGAGTGTTTGGTATTTTTAGCGTGAAGACCTCCTTTGAAATCTGCAGCACCTTTTACTTTACCTGAACCTTCTCCTTTTCCAGCTTCTATATCTGGTACAGGATTATATTCTGTTTCAGAATCTTCAACTCCCTTACCTGATCCACCATACTCTTTATATTTAGCAGGGTATTTTTTGTATTGAGCAGGTTTTTTACCTACTTTTTTATTATTTTCATCCATTTTTTTATACTGTTTTTATTTCGTTTTTATATGCTGGTTTTTCCCAAGGTTCAGAAGGGTGTGATTTTTCCATTCTTTTTAAAGAATATTTTTTACCTTTATAATACGCGTATTTTTCATCATAGTCTAAACCTGTTCCAGGTTTTCTAGCTTCATCTAAAAATTGGCGCTTATGAATAATTTCATGAGACAATGTATTTACTTTTTGAGCTTCATCATTATCTTCATTCATTATAATAGCACCATTTCTTATTGTTCTAGCATAAACCGGATCTCCTTCCATGTCTCTTTCAAAAATAGAAAGGCTCATTAATTCTTTGTCAAAAGGAGGATTTATTTTAAATGCCATACTATTGTTTATAAGGGAATTTTTTATTGAACCATTCTTGGCGATTAGCACATCCACAAGGAATATTAAGACCGTCAGACATTTTATCTACAACGGTCTTAATTCCTGTTTTCTCTGTGAATTTAGCTATAGTATCGCCGAACCCTTTAGATTCCATACTTATGATACTACGTAACTTCTCCAGTATAATTGTAAAGCTGGATCATACTTTGCTCCGCTTTGGTCATCTGAATCAATACCTAAAGAACAAGTTGACTTAACGCCTCCTGGATTAGCTGTTATTGATTTATTCACCCAACCTTTTAGGTAAGATAAAATATCAGACGCTGTAGGTACATCGTCAGAAGGAGCTGATGATGCAGATCCTTGATCAGCCGCTATACCAGCTGTAATTGTTTTTCCACTAGATAAACTAATAGTTGCAATAGGTATAGAATTGTTAGCCTCTAAACTACAAACTACTGATGTAATTTGATCAGCTGGAAACAAGTTGTCACCATTCATAGCTGGTGTTGAAACGTTTGTTGCCGCTAGTGTGTATCCATTTACTACATGGATGTTAATAAATTTTGCCATAATTTTTGTTTTTGTTTTGGTTTGGTTATTGTTATTATTTTATGTGATTTATCAGTTTACTCTGTTTATTTGTTTGCTTTTATAGCCGCGTCTTTACGAGCCATGTATTCTTCAGTTGAATGTTCTGTAGTGTGTCTTGCAGCACCATGATGTTTTTCATCATACTTAAGATCACCAGCTAGTTTAGATATATGCTTTTCATCAGCTGTCATATTTATATCACTATGTCCGTGATGATCGTCATACTTAACATCTTCTTTAAGATATTCCATATGTTTTTCATCATCGTGTTTAGTTGCTTCGTAATTTTCCGATGTTACTTTTGTATGAGCATGATTGTAAGAATGTCTTGAATTACCTGAGTACTTACCTTTATGTCCTTGTTCGTTTACTGCCATAATATTATTTTTTAAATTTAGGAAAATGCTTGTAAACACAAGATTTTATTCCTGATGGATTTGGTGCATTATCTGCATAAGATAAAGCTGCTTTAGCTCTTTTTTCTGTATTTACAGGATACGTACCTTTTGGTGATCCACCTGATGGCCCACAAAAAGGTCCTTCTGATGAATCGTATTTACCAGCGTTGCTACCCCCTGGTTTATCATCATCTTTAGTAGATCCTACTTTTTTTCCTGGTCCAAACGGACTGTTTGGCTGTATATACCCCATAATTAATTATTTACTTACCTACAATTATATCCGCTGCTGTTACAGTTGTTAATGATGTTACATAATCTACGGTAACTGGTAATATAGTTCCAGCGGGAACTCCTTTAAACTCTAAAGCTTGAGCTGAAATAGGTGTTCCATTACCTACTTTATGTACTTTTATTTTAGCTGTTTTATTTGCTCCATCAACAATAGTAACAATGTCATTCACATTATATCCAGATCCTCCAGCAACTATATCTACGCCTTGTACCTCACCTCCACCACCTACTTGCGTTATCTCAAGTGTTAAACCTGTTGCTAAGTTATTAGAGCATTCAGTGGTAAGAACTGTAGCGGCTACAGTATAACCACTACCCTCGCTAGTCCCTGGGACAGCGGATCCCCATCTAAATTCTTTAGCATCACCTAAACTAGTACCTGGTAGTATAACTGATATATCACCACTTACACCCACGTATAGCACAGAGCTATTTAAGTTTGTTCCTAATGTTCCTGTTTGGTTGTCAGAAATCCAAGCCGGTAAGGCATTTGGAGTTCCAACTAAACCTGTTAAAGGCATAGCTTTGCCTATAACTGTATCCGCTGTTCTAAATAATCCCATTTTTATATTGTTTTAATCTCTTTGTGCGCATAAAACCGCGTTAATACCTTTGTAAGGAGTTGGAGCTTTTAGTATTTGCATACCTGTTATTCCAGAGCTTGAGCCCATACCATGTGGTCTACCTGCTTG